AGGTGTCTGGTAAGGTTGGTGCTACCGTTGCTGCTACAGACCGTGTTAGTGTCTATGGTGAATACTACTTCCTGACTGGTAAGGATCTGTACAGTAATGTGAAAGCAGGTGTGAAGTATTCCTTCTGATTGACAGCACAATAGAATACTGTTAGAGTGGGGGGAAGAAATTCCCCCTTTTGTTTTCAAAAAAGTCGAAAAAAATTTTCTGGCAATTTTTTTAGCGTAGGGTTTTTGTATAAATTATTCTGGTTGCTTTAGTTTTATGATCTTTACAATCTATTCAAAGGCTGGTTGTCCATACTGTGATAAAATTAAAACTGTTATGGAGTTAGCAGAACTGAATCATACAGTATACGAATTGGACGTTGACTTTTCTCGTAAACAATTCTATGCTGAGTTTGGTGAGTCGGCTACCTTCCCTCAAGTTATCATGGGTGATCTGAGACTTGGTGGATGCACAGATGCAATCGCTTACCTAAAAGAAAACAACGTTATCTGATGGAACCAGTAGACACACTCCTCGAAATGGTCGAGAAAGTAGTTGACGATTGTATGTTTCGTCAGAAATATACATTCAAGATGTACGAGTATCTGACCAATAACAATTTTAAAAAACACGAAATAACTTCATTCATTAACAGTTCAGCTGCAGCTAATCTATCTCAGACTGTAGAAGATCTTGATCTTTTTATTGAAGGTGGCAATTCATTTATTCGTGAAGCATATGCTGGGTACACAAAACCAGAAGCAAGAAAAGCAAGAGATTATCTGTATTCTATTTTAGAGGATGCCTGGAAGTATGAGATTGATAAGGGTACGAGAAAAAGAAGACGAACTGTCAATAAATAAAGGCATAGAAGTCATGCTTCCGAAAAGCAGGAGGGTAGAGGAACCGAGTTGGTTGAATCGTACTTTCCACTTTTTAAATTGGACGGTACATGTTAAGATAGACATACACCGCAGGAAGTAAAATGGACACTAGCGTTATTCTTTTCTTTTCGTCCGTAAGTATGATTGCATTCTTAGCAATCGGCGGCATCGTTGGTTGGATCTACAAAGAGACTGTTGATTCTGCCATTTATGCAAAGACATCTGTTCATCCAGAGTTTTACGATGATAATGGTCACTATATAAATGAAGAACTGTTGGCAGTTCGTTTCGTAGACGAAGATGAATTCCTTGACGAAGACGAGGAAGACTGATATACTAATATAAAATCTTGATTTGATATGGCTCCTAGAAAATTACCTGCTGATGCTTTAGTGAGTGAAATCCTCCAAAAGGTATCCTCCGCTAAAACCAAAACTGAAAAAATCGATCTCCTTAGAGAGTACAACAACCCAGCTCTTCGGGCAGTGCTGATCATCAACTTTGATGAATCTCTTCAGTGCCTTATGCCCGAGGGTGATGTACCTTATACACCTAACGAAGCTCCATCTGGCACGGAGCATACTCGTTTGGATCATGAATATCGTAACTTCTATCGCTTCTTTAAGGGTGGTGATGGTAGTCTTTCATCTCTGAAAAGAGAGCAGCTCTTTATTCAATTGTTAGAAGGACTTCATAAAGATGAAGCAGAACTTTTTGTCTCTGCGTGCAACAGAAAACTCCAAGACAAATACAGAGTCACTCAAAATGTCGTCGCAGAAGCCTTCCCCCAAATCGAATGGGGAAACAGAGGTTAATTTAAAGAAAGAGATTACTGAAGAGGTGAACAATCTTTTTAAGGCAAAGCCAAATGATTTTTCACCATCTTCAGAGTGGAAAGCTCCAGAAGATCTGGACAGTTTAGCGGATGAACTATTTGACATGCTCTATGAGCACACAAATAAATAGTTCTTGCCTATACTGGAGGTCAAGATGCGTCTTAAAGAACAAAAAGCTTTAATCCAAAAAGCACTTGATCATCCAGAGATGTATACTACAGAGGAAATCCTCTACATGCGTAAGCAACTCGATTATGTTCGCCGTCAACTTGCCATTAAGAAATGGAGAAAGTGGAAGAGCAGAGTTGGATTTGGTAACCCTAGTGAAACAAACTGATGCAAGTTAAATTTGTACAAGCAACTCCCAACCCAGAAGAGAACATGGCGTACATCGCTAGAGTCTCTAACCCAAACAATCAAGACAATCCTTCCTTTGAAGGACTTCTAAAATACTGTGTTCAACATCAGCACTGGTCGGTGTTTGAACAATCTTTTATGACTCTGGAAATTGAAACAACTCGTGGCATCGCAGCTCAAATTCTTCGCCATCGTTCGTTTACGTTCCAAGAGTTTTCACAACGTTATGCGGACGCTAACTTACTGGATAATAAAATTCCCGTTCCAGATCTGCGGCGGCAGGATCTCAAGAACAGGCAGAACTCAATTGACGATCTCAGTACCGAGACTAGGGCTTTTCTACAAGGGAGGATCGCTCAGTATTTTGCTGAGGGCATGGACTTATATAATCAGTTGTTGTCTGAGGGTGTTGCTAAGGAGTGTGCAAGGTTTGTTCTCCCTCTAGCTACTCCCACTCGCATCTACATGTCTGGTTCTTGTCGCAGTTGGATTCACTATATAAATCTAAGAACCGCAAACGGAACTCAGAAAGAACATATGGATATTGCCGAAGAATGTAAGTGGATCTTTATTTGTAAGTTTCCAACCGTTGCAAAGGCACTGGATTGGAGGTGTCCTAATGATGATTGTGGATGTGAAAGTATTCAACCTTCGTTGAGAATTGATTGATGGCAATTTATCCTGTGAAAAATTTAATAACTGGTGAGACAAAAGAACTTGACATGAGTCTCGCTGCTTACGAGCAGTGGAGAAAAGATAATCCCGATTGGGATAAAGACTGGATGGCAGGTGTTGGATCTGCCATCAGTGGCACTGGTGATTGGCAGAACAAGCTGCCTCAGGGGTTTAAAGACCGTCTGAATAACGTGAAGAAACATCATCCTTACGCAAAGTTCGATAGCATCTAAACCTATGCCCGTAAAATCCAAAAAGCAACCATCTATGGTCGGTCTGACCGCTAGACAAATGAGAAGAAAACCTATTGGTACTGAACACCTACTAAAAATCAAACCGATGACACCGACTCAAGAGAAGGTGTTTGAGGAGTATGATAAGGGCAAGAATCTTTTTCTTTATGGTTGCGCTGGAACTGGTAAATCTTTCGTAGCAATTTACCTTGCTCTCAAGGAAATCCTTGACGAGAAAACTCCTTACGACAAGCTGTATATTGTTCGTTCGCTTGTACCAACCAGAGAGATTGGATTCCTTCCAGGTGATCATGAAGACAAGAGTAACTTGTACCAAATTCCTTATAAGAATATGGTCAAGTATATGTTTGAGATGCCAGATGATGCTTCTTTTGAGGCACTTTATGCAAATCTGAAGTCCCAGGAAACTATTTCTTTCTGGTCAACAAGTTTTATTCGTGGAACAACAATTGACAACGCAATCATTCTGATTGATGAAGCTCAGAACCTTAACTTCCACGAGCTCGACTCGATCATCACTCGTATTGGCGTGAACTCAAAGGTAATCTTTGCTGGAGACGCTGCACAAACTGACCTGACCCGCACCAACGAGAAGAATGGTGTGCTAGACTTTATGAAGATCCTTGCTGAGATGGAAGAGTTTGCTTCTATCGAATTTGGGGTCCAAGACATCGTTCGTTCTGGACTTGTCAAATCGTACCTTATTAGTAAAATGAATCTTGGCTTTTAAACATCTCAACATACATGATTTTCGTGATCTGACCGCAGAAACGACCGAGGGTGGTAGAACGTATGCCGTTGATGGTGAACGTTACCCCTCGGTCACTACTGTAATTGGACATAGTAAAAAGAAGTCCATTATGGAGTGGCGGCAGCGTGTCGGTGAAGAGGAGGCGAATAAGATCTCCAAGCGTGCATCGACTCGTGGTAATAAGACTCACAAGCTTGCTGAGTTGTATCTTTCTAACCAAGATATCAGTAGATACAAGGACGATGTAATGTCTATGGGGTTATTTCACCTAATCAAACCCCATATAGATAACATAGATAACATACATGCCCTAGAGGCACCGCTGTATTCCAAGATGCTTCGCATCGCTGGAAGAGTTGACTGTATCGCAGAACATAATGGTGAACTCGCTATCATCGACTTCAAAACTTCAACTAAGTTAAAGAAGGAGGAGTGGATTCAAGATTACTTTGCACAAGAGGCAGCTTATGCTATAATGTTTCAAGAGTTGACGGGTCTTAAGGTTAAGAAACTCGTAACTATTATTGCATGTGAAACAGGTGAAGCACAGGTCTTTCAAATTTATGACAAGTTTAAGTATACTCGCAAGCTTAAAGAGTACATCGACGTATATAGAGAAGCACATGGGGACTGGTAGAATTGATGATGTCTTTGAAGAAAACTTCATGACTGCTGCCAAGTTCTCCCTAGAGATTGAAAGATTGGTAAAGCAATCAAACCTAAACTACATCGAAGCCATCGTACAATTTTGTGAAGACAAAAGTATTGAGGTTGAAACTGTAGGTAAGTTGATTTCTAAACCTTTGAAAGAGAAGTTGAAGTATGATGCTCAACGTCTTAACTTTATGAAAAAAACATCAAGGGGGTTCTTGGCACTGTGAGTGGATTTGAAGTCTATAAAATGTATCTCTCTTTGAAATTACACTTCACTTCTAAAACATTTGATTACTTCAAGTACGGAAATTCAGCAAAGGCATCGCAGCAAGCTTTCGATAGCAGAAAGGACAAATACTTCTTTGTGAAGTTGTCCCGTAAGTTTAAAGAAGATGAGCTGCGAGACTTCTTTGTGTCTAATCTTATTGTGGATGGTGGTCAGTGGGTAGGTCAGATAGCAAGAGAAGGATCTAAGAACTACACAGACTATCTAAAAAGGATGCAGTCTCTCTCCTATCTGTTCTCTCAAGACGTGTCCACCCTTCACTCGATCTCAAGTAAATTTGACGACCTGTTCAGGACAGAAAGTGTCCATCCCCCCTTGATAAAAGCTCACCTGGGTGGTAGAATAACTCTGGAGACACTCTCTATCTTCCAAAAGATCTTTAAGTATGTCGATCATCTCGATAAGACAATCAACGATCAGGTAGTGTGGGAACCTCTAAAAAATAGAGTAGTGAAATACGAACCCTTTCTTCACATCGATGCTCTTAAATATAAAAAGATCATCCAGAGAGAATTCTTATGAGTAAATTTTTTGAATCCGAGGTAGTTCAGCAAGAACTAAAAAGAATGCAAGAACTCTACATCGAGATCAACAAGATGGGTTTGCTGCTCACAGCATCACAAAAGAAAATTCAGTTAGAGAAGATGATCGATCTGATTGATCTTCAGCAAACCATGTTCATGAGAATTTCTTTGTGCGATGACGATCAAGCTAAAGATTTCATGGAGCAGATGAGAAATGCTGCTAAAATGCTGGGCATGAATCCTGCAGATGTAAATGCAGCATTCTATGAGACCCTGAAGGAGGATGTCAAAAAGATGTTGAGTCAGCTTGACACCTTCTAAATAGTATGCTACCCTTAGTGGGTAGTAATACGACAAGTACACCAAAAATACGGAGAATACACATGTCTTTTGCATCCCTCAAAAAATCCAGCTTCACTGATCTGCTTGCCAAAGCAGAGACTCTGAACAAGACTGAAACCAAAGGTAGTAGCGATGATCGCCTTTGGAAGCCTGAGGTAGATAAAGCAGGTAACGGTTACGCTGTGATCCGTTTCCTCCCTGCACCCGAGGGCGAAGACCTGCCCTGGGCACAAGTTTGGAGTCATGCCTTCCAGGGTCCTGGTGGTTGGTATATTGAGAACTCCTTGACAACTTTGGGCAAGAAAGATCCCGTGTCGGACTACAATCGGGTCCTCTGGAACAGCGGCAACGACGCTGATAAAGAGGTTGCACGTAAGCAGAAGCGTAAGCTGAATTACTACAGCAACATTTATGTTGTGAAGGATTCTGCTCACCCCGAGAACGAAGGTCGCGTCTTCCTGTACCGTTATGGTAAGAAGATCTTTGATAAGATCATGGAAGCTATGCAGCCTGCATTTGAAGATGAGAAGCCTGTCAATCCTTTTGATCTGTGGCAGGGTGCTGACTTCAAGTTGAAGATTCAGAAGGTCGCTGGTTATTGGAACTACGACAAGTCTGAGTTTGATCGTGCTGGTACTCTGGGTGATTATGAAGATGCCAAGCTGGAAGCAATCTGGAAGCAAGAATATAGTCTGACTTCCTTTACTGCTCCAGATCAGTTCAAGACCTACGAAGAGCTGAAAGAGCGTCTCGATTCTGTGCTGACCAATACTGTGTCACCTTCTCGCATCGATCGCGAGACTGTTGAAGATGAGGAGGAAGAATTCAGCCCCTCTCTTCCTACTTTCGAGAGTCGTTCTCGTGTAGATGAGGCATCCGTTGAGGATGAAGATGATACCATCTCATACTTCGCCAAGCTCGCTGCTGAGGATTGATGTGGAGAATATGGTCTAAAGCGTTAGGGGAGAAAGCAACAAATGATGACAGAGAAGCAGACTACGTTGCTGGTGTACGGACTATTATATTCTGTACTTATCTCATTACTAATCTTTTTATTGTTGCGGGGGTCGTAAGACACTGGAACGATTCCCCAAACTGCCCTCCCCAGGCAAAATCCACTTTTTAGTTACAAAAAACCCCGAAAAAAATTTCGGGGTATTTTTTTGCTCTAGGGTTTTTATAACTTGATGTCAGAGAAAGAAAGTCCAATAGACAAATCACCACCTCGTAGTAAGATTTTTTGATACGCTTGTACAAAATCTTCAATTAGGTCTGGTTTTATGATTTGAATTTTTTCTTTTTCCTCATTCAAACGATCTTCATATTCGTAGAAGGAAACAGGAACAACTGGAGCAACCGTGACTGGGAATCCACCAGAATCTGAATATGTAAGAGTATATGTGGAAGGAACTACCAGTCCAGCTTTAAGAAGAACATTTCCAGAATCGTCTGTTACTTCTGTTGTCTCATATTGCTTTGTTGCTCCAGGGTTCTCGTATTTTGAGAAAACATACTCATTCAGTGCAATATTTGATCTTGGCCACTGATCGTGATAATTCACAATATCATTAGCGATCAAGATTGTCCAGTTATAGAATGGATTCGAATAATACTCTTGAGCTATGGTTTCTGGGGTTTCTCCGTTGTTTACAATATATTCGTCAAAAAGAGAAATTTCGTTTTTGTAATTATCGAGAATTTGTGCTCTGCGCCAAAGATTCTTGACTGCAAGAATTCGAGTATCTGCAAATCCAGGATTTATATTGTAAAGTACGTCTGGTAAATTAGATAATGTCATTTTACAGACCTGCCTCTAAATCTTGTCTTGTGAGTGCTGTAATTTCTTTGAAAGTTACTTCGCAAGTTACAATTGGAATGTATCCTTCAAATGTTGTTTGGAAGAAGTTAGCTGGAGCAGCATTTACTGTCATATTTGTCAAAGCACAAAGTTTAGTTCTTGGAAGTAATTTGTGATTTTCAGATACTCCATTTTCAGATACAAATTTTGGGTTTATTTCATATACATCTGGAAATCCTAATAATCCAACCTTATCATCTGGATGCATACCTTGTTTGAAGAATATATTAATAATTTTTTCAATCTCATTAGCAGTTGTATCATCTGGAGCAAACATTTCAAAGGTAAATCTAAACTCCCTGTTTGCCATCCTCTGAAAAAACTGTACAGCGTTTTCATTAGGGGCAAGTCCAGCAAGACCCACTAAATTTGTTAATCCTGCTCCGCTAGTTACTTCTAGTGGTGAGTTGATTTGAAATGGGTTGATTCCTTGAGAAGCTCCAGCTAAAGCTGCACCAGTGAGTCGCTGTCTGGGTGTTTGGGCTGCTCCAGTACCTTGATTTGCTGCAGCACCAGCTGCACCCAAAAGAGATCCCAACGTCGCACTTGTCGCAAGTTGTACAACACCTTGAGCAACATTTCCAGCAAGGAGAGCGAGAGTACCAAGTCTAAATGTGTTATTCCACTCAGCTCCATAACTATACTGAACCTCATTTGGTAAAACAATATCTAATGTTGTTCCTTTTG